GCTATGGTGGGAAATCGATGCCGCGGCGATGAAGTGCGTAAAACAGCATCTTCCGGCTGAAGCCTATGGCGTTCGTTTTGATTATAAAAGCGGCATCCTCTTCATGACGCTTCCGTCCGGCAGGTCGCTTGCTTACCCCAAGCCGAAAATAGGGACTAACCGCTTCGGCAGCGAAACAATCACATACGAAGGCGTCGGGCCTCAAAAGAAATGGATGCGGCTTGAATCGTATGGCCCGAAACTAGTAGAAAACCTGATTCAAGCGACAGCTAGGGATATTCTCGCAGAGTCGATGCTCCGCCTCGATGAAGCCGGATACAAGATCGTAATGCACGTTCACGATGAAGCCGTAATCGAAGCGCCCGCTGACAGCTCGCTGGAAGACATATGCGAAATCATGGGCCGGACACCAACCTGGGCAAAGGGCCTGATCCTTCGTGCGGATGGTTATGTCTGTGATTTTTACAAGAAAGATTAGGAGGCCCTATGGATAAAGAAAAATACAACTCTGAAGGATATTACGATCCAACGTGCTATGAAGCACTTTCCAATATCGCAAAAGAGGAAGGCACCCGTAAGTTCAGGCCTTTCGTTTATATTTGCTCCCCGTATTCCGGGAACATTGAACTGAACACCCTCAATGCTCGTCGGTACTCCAGGTTTGCACTGGATAAGGGAATGATCCCCATCGCACCGCATCTTCTGTTCCCGCAGTCTATGGATGATACCGATGAGGATGAGCGGGACCTTGCCCTGTTTATGGACCTGGCGATCTTGTCAAAGTGCGCCGAGCTCTGGGTGTTCGGTGGCCATATCTCCCACGGCATGAGTGTCGAGATACAGAAGGCTCAGAACCGAAACCAGACTATTCGCTACTTTACGGCAAGCTGTGAGGAGGTAATCCGATGAATAAACCGTTTATGCTCTACCACTCAGACAGACTCGGTGTCCCGAACAACTGCCTCTACCCGCACCCAATTGAAATCGTGGATGAGGCAAGCATGCAGGAAGCGGTCAGCTTTGACTATGTAGCCGTTGCCTACGCAGACGGGTACCGGAACAATGAGAACTTCCAGCACAGCAACTGCCTGATGCTGGACTGCGATAACGACCATTCAGAGGACCCGGCAGAATGGGTCACCCCGGAAATGCTACGTCAAGCTTTGCCGGGCGTGTGCTTTGCTGTCCATTACAGCCGAAACCACAATCGGCAAAAAGGCGGTCGTGCTGCCAGACCCAAATTTCACTGTTTTTTCCCGATTTCCGATCAAACCGATCCCGAAAAATACAAGGCGATGAAGCAGCGTATTCAGCAGCTGTTCCCGTTTTTCGATCCGAACGCCGTGGATGCCGCTCGTTTCTTTTTCGGGACAAATCCTGCCAATGTCGAAATCTTTGATGGTGAAGACAGTATCGAAGACGTTCTTATGGACTACGCTTTTGATGAAATGGAGATGTCCTCTGATGCTTATTCGGGCAGAGCCATCAATGAAGGGAGTCGGAATAATACGATGTCCCATTTCGCCGGACGGATTTTGAAACGCTATGGAGACACGGAAGCGGCATATAACGCTTTTATGATCGAGGCAGAAAAATGCTCGCCGCCGCTCGAACCTCAAGAACTTAATACAATATGGCGAAGCGCACTTCAGTTTCACAGCCGTGTCATAGAGCAGCCTGGGTACATCCCTCCCGAACAGTATAATGCCGGTTTTCAGTATGAACCTGACGACTACACTGATGTAGGCGAAGCCACTCTCCTCAGTAAAGTTTATGGGAGTAGGCTCCGCTTTTCTCCCGCAACCGATTATATCTGCTACAACGGTATCAATTGGGATGAGTCAAAGCACGGTGCGCAGGGTGTTGTTCAAGAGCTTACATCAAAACAGCTGTTTGAAGCTCAAGGAGCAGCAGAAGCCGCAAAGGACATCATGAAGAAAAATGGCGCTCTGGATATGCTCGCTTTTTCTACAAAAAAGAAAGCAGAAAGTGCCTTCAACAAAGAGCAAGCCGCAGCATATGCAGAGTTCATGCATGCTACCAACTACGAGCAGTTTGCTCTTAAACGGCGCGACTCTAAGAATATCGCAGCAACTCTAAAGGAAGCCCGGCCGATGCTTTCTATCACTCCTCAAGAGCTCGACAGCAATGAATTCCTTCTCTGTACACCAACAGCAACTTATGACCTTCGCTATGGTTTGAAAAGCGCCCGAGAACATAGACCAGACGACTTCATGACGAAGGTTACCTCTGTATCGCCTAGTGAAGAGGGGCGCGAGCTCTGGGATCAGCAACTGGATCTCGTATTCTGCGGGGACCAAGAGCTGAAAGAATATGTCCAGCTAGTGACCGGGCTCGCCTGCTTCGGTAAGGTGTTTCTCGAAGCAATGATTATCGCTTATGGTGTTGGCGCGAACGGCAAGTCGACCTTCTGGAACACGGTTTCCAGAGTACTTGGCACATACAGCGGCAAGGTGTCCGCCGATGCTCTTACGGTCGGGTGCCGCCGAAATATCAAGCCCGAGCTGGCAGAGCTCAAAGGTGAGCGTATGATCATCGCCTCCGAGCTTGAAGAAGGCATGCGCTTAAATACATCGACGGTTAAGCAAATGACATCGACCGACCCCATATACGCGGAAAAAAAGTATAAGGATCCGTTCAGTTTCATCCCCAGTCACACCCTCGTACTTTACACCAACCACCTGCCGAAGGTCGGCGCGATTGATGAAGGTACGTGGAGGCGACTCATTGTTGTTCCGTTCAATGCTCGGATTGTCGGAAACAGCGACATCAAGAATTATGGCGATTATCTGTATGAACATGCTGGTGGGGCGATCCTGGCCTGGGTCATCGAAGGTGCCAAAAAGGCCTATGAGCTAGGCTATAAAATCCCGCTCCCGACCGTTGTCGCCGAAGCTACGGAAAAATATCGTGAGCAGAACAACTGGCTCGCCCACTTCATAAATGACCGGTGCGAAGTTGATGAAGAATATGAGGCGAAGTCCGGCGAGTTCTATCAGGCATACAGAGCCTACTGTGCCGAGGTGTCGGACTTTACTCGCAGTACCGCAGAGTTCTATACCGCTCTCGAAAGTGCTGGCTTTGAGCGCCGCAAAACGAAGCACGGCAATCTGGTCATGGGTGTTCGCCTGAAAGGTGACGGCTCAGGTGTAGAAGAAGAATTCCTGAATTGACTACGGGTGGAGGTCGGGAAGGTCAAATACATAACTTACCTTATAGCCCTGTTTTTTATAGTACTATAACGACTTATGCAAATGACCTCAACGACCTCCACCATTAAGAATGGAGACTCTATGGAAAAAGAGAAAAATACAGAAACAAAACTCGTTCGGGCTGTAAAGTTGATGGGAGGAATGGCTCCAAAGTTTGTAAGTCCTGGACTCGACGGGGTCCCCGACCGACTAGTTCTTTTGCCCGGAGCCAAGTTCGCATTCGCAGAAATTAAGACTGATGGCAAAACAATGCGCCCACTCCAAGTAAAGCGAAAAAGGCAGCTGGAAGCGCTAGGCTTTTCGGTTTACTGCATAGATAAACCTGAGCAGATTGGAGCAGTCCTCGATGAAATACAGTCCTCATAAATACCAGTCCTACGCTACGGATTTCATTATAAGTCACCCGTCGGCGGCGATTCTCCTCGATATGGGTCTTGGCAAAAGCGTTATCACCTTGTCCGCAATCTTCGACCTGTGTCTGGACAGCTTCCTTGTTCGGAAGGTCCTAGTTATAGCACCGTTACGTGTGGCTCGCGATACCTGGCCAACAGAAATCGAAAAGTGGGATCACCTCCGTGGCCTGTCTTACTCCGTTGCGGTCGGAACCGAGATTGAACGAAAAGCAGCACTGATGCAGCGTGTAAGTGTATATATCATTAACCGTGAAAATGTTTCATGGCTTATCGAAGAGAGTGGGCTTCCGTTCGACTATGACATGGTGGTCATTGACGAACTGTCATCTTTCAAGTCCTATCAAGCAAAACGCTTCCGCACCCTCCTGAAAGTGCGCCCTGGCGTGAAGCGCCTTGTTGGTCTCACCGGTACTCCTTCCAGCAATGGTTTGATGGATCTCTGGGCTGAATACCGGCTCATCGACATGGGTGAGCGGCTTGGCAGATACATCACCCATTACCGGAACCGATACTTTACACCGGACAAGCGTAATGGGCAGGTCGTGTTTTCATATAAACCTCTCCCTGGTGCCGAGGAACAGATCTACGAGCGGATCAGTGATATTACCATCAGCATGCGAAGCCGCGATTATCTTCAGCTTCCGGAATGCCTACGTAACGAGGTACCCGTTGAGTTGTCGGATCAGGAGCTGGAAACATACGAAACTCTGAAGAAGGAACTGGTCGTTTCTCTCGGCGAAAACGAAATAGATGCCAGCAACGCCGCATCCCTCGCCAACAAGCTATCCCAGATGGCGAATGGAGCTGTGTACGCGGACGGTGACAAATATGTCTGCATTCATGACCGAAAATTGGATGCCCTTGAGGATTTACTCGAAGCGGCTAACGGCAAACCGGTTCTAGTCGCTTATTGGTATAAACATGATTTGGAACGAATTGAAGACCGCCTTCACCGATTGCACATTCCTTTCTCCCGTATGGACAGCTCGGATAGCATTGCCCGCTGGAACCGTGGCGAACTACCGGTTGGCCTGATTCACCCTGCTTCTGCCGGGCACGGTCTCAACCTGCAATACGGTGGCTCCACGTTTATTTGGTTTGGGCTGACATGGTCTCTTGAGCTGTACCAGCAAGCAAATGCCCGACTGTGGAGGCAAGGCCAAAACGAGACTGTCGTTATCCACCACATCATTACAAAAGACACCATTGACGAAAAGATAATGGTGGCACTCAAGGCAAAAGACAAAGCCCAGTCTGCTCTTATTGACGCTGTTAAGGCAAATCTGGAGGTGAACTCATGAGCCCATACAAAGAGCTCGCAAATGCGATTATTATACAGGCTGTCAAGGACTACAGAAAGACGAGATACGAGGGATCTCATTATGAGATTGAGTCATTCTTTAACTCCGAATGGTTTAGAGTCCTCTCGACCGCCGACGGAAAGTACATAATAAAAATGCTGAGAAAGGAGCTGGCACAATGAACGCGAAAGAATACCTCTCCCAAGCAAAATACCTGGATATGCGCATCAACTCAAAAATCCAGCAATTATCCTCTCTGAACGACCTCTCCAAGAAATGCACCAGTGCTCTAACCGGAATGCCTCGCAGCACGAATGGAAGCACATCAACTATGGCAGATACTATCAATAAGATCATCGATCTGCAGCGTGAAATCAATGCCGACATTGATTCCCTGGTAGATTTGAAGCGTGATATTATGGAAGTAATAAAAGCAATTCCAGGTCAGGAAGCCCAGACCATTCTGGAAAAGCGATACCTGTGCTTTCTATCCTGGGAGCAGATTGCGGTAGACATGCATTACAGTATCCAGTATGCTTTCAGAATACACGACCAGGCATTGGATGAAGTTGAAAAACTGCTCAAAGTGTAGAGATAGGTTGATGGAAGTTTAATCGCTTCCTGTGGTAATATTAAAATAGAAAAAAATACGAAAGGCCTTCATGGGAGTAAATCCTATGGAGGTCTTTCTCTTTCAGGTAACGGAGGTGAACATCATACCAAAAAAGCCAAAGCGACCGTGTTCTTTCCCCAGCTGTCCGAACCTTTGTGAGGGACAGTATTGCGAAGAACACCGTGTGAGCGAGCGTAGGAAGTATGACAAGTACGAGCGCAGCCCAAATGTTAACAGAAGTTATGGCCGTGCATGGAAGCGCATCCGCGATAGCTATGCAAAGACGCACCCCTTCTGTGAGAAGTGCTTGAAAGAAGGCATTCTGATCCCAGTCGAGGAGGTACACCACATTGTTCCCATCAGTAAAGGTGGAACCCACTCAAGGGATAACCTTATGAGCTTGTGCCAGAGCTGTCACACAAAAATACATCATGACCTTGGAGACAGATGAAGAAATCCGTTAATTTTCAACTCCTACTGTGTCCTAAAACGAAAAGAAAGCCGGACGAATCCGACTTTCTCAAGTGCGCATCCGAAAACACGCACCCCAATTAATGAAGCTATTATACCACACTGATTTCGTTTTTCAATAGGTTTTGAAAAAATATTAGATATACGCCTTGAGAATCGTTATCCGAGAAGCTGTATCTGGGTGGATAACAATCGCGGAAACAGCTGAATTTACAGCGGCACCATACTCATCCGTTATTCTCTCAAATTCACGCACAAACGCTTTGATTTCCGTCTTTGTGACGCCCAGCGCTTTTAAGTAAAAACAGACAAGAATTAGGTAGTCAGTTATGGTTTTGAAGTTAATGTATGGTAAGCCAACCTTCTGTTTTAGGAACAGTTTCATGGCGTTTGAAGGATCCATGGTACGAAATCTAGTATCAAACACCACATTATTATGAGCAATAGCGTTTCGCAGATCTTTGATCGTATAGAGATATTTATATATTAGTTCTCTGTTCGTGTCGACAGATGGGTCATGTATTCCAAGTTTCAGAGAAATTGCATCTCTAGCATCGAATGTTAGGCATGATAAAAGATTTGCAATATCACCCATCGTCATTATTTCAAATAGCGCCCAAATAGGAACGCCACTATAACTCATTTTATTGTAAAAGTGAGTTATCTTTGGATTGTCTTTGCCGTATGCAGTAGAAAGATATGACTGAATCGTACTCTCCAAACGCAGTTTCTTTTGCTGACATTTCTTCTTTTCTTCACGAGTAGCAGATGGACCTACATTATTGTAACCACATACAGCCTTGTCGTACATGGCCTGGATGCTTTCTGAATTATCAATCTTTAGAATACATTCAAGTGCATAGTTTTTAACTGCAGTCTCAATGAACATTACTTTTTCATAAAAAAGTGATTTTAGCTTCGTATCGTACTGAACGGTTGCATACACTTCATCATATGAAGAAAAAGGAAGGCGGCGCGACGGTGAATTGAAAAAGCGATATCCTTTATATCCGTGGAAATAGCCAGTGTTCATTAGCTGTCGCTTCTGAATACTACCACCAATACTTATTCCGTTATCCCTTAGATGACGCATTAAGCCGTCTGTTGTTTTATAGCTCACAATTTCACCCCGAATGTTCTAGTGGTTTGAATTATATCATTTCATCGCCAGAAAATAAAGAGTTGAAATCATGGAATCGTTAACTATTTTGGTCATGGGTACGGATCAAGGGGGGTGAAAATCTCTACAACTGGGCTACTTGGGCAACGGCGCGGGGTCATCTGTGCGAAAATTGCGAAATCAAACGGGTAATTGTCGATGCACGACAAGCCACCTTAGGAAGGAGATGAAAAATGCCAACAAAATCAAACAACACAGGTGGTGCAGGCGGTAAAAGGCCGGGCGCAGGTCGAAAGCCAAAAGCTCTGACAGAGAAAGAGTCAAACGGCAACCCCGGCGGCAGAGCACTTAAAATCATGGATATTCCTGATGTAAATGGCGTTACAATGCCAAAGCCTCACGGCTTTCTTTCTGCAACGCAGCGCGATGGTGGTCAGCTGCAGGCGAAGGAAATATATGAAGACACCTGGAACTGGCTTAAGGGCATCGGATGCACAGCCGTTGTTTCCCCGCAGCTACTTGAGCGTTACGCAATGTGTGCGGCGCGATGGATACAGTGTGAGGAGATGACCAGTACCTTAGGCTATCTTTCAAAGCATCCCACCACGGGCAAACCGATACCGTCCCCGTTTATCAATATCGGTATCAACTACATGAACCAAGCAAACAGACTATGGAACGAAATATTCCAGATTGTAAAGGAAAACTGCTCAGTCGAGTACACCGGAAGCAGCCCCCAGGACGATCTGATGGAGCGACTCCTTGCCGCTCGGAAAGGATGATAATCATGTATGAAAAAGTGAATCCGGCGCACCCGGATAAAATCGCAGACCGAATCGCTGGGGCACTGGTAGACCTTGCTTATCAGCAGGTGAAGGATCCGAAGATTGCTGTGGAAGTTCTGGTCGGTCATGGCAAATGCCATATTATTGCAGAAACTTCAGTAAAGCTCCGCTGTCGTGATGTGCGCAGTGCAGTACGACGTATTGCCGGAAGAGTCCGTGTGGATTACAAAGAATACCGCCAGGATGAGCACCTCGCAACAAACCAGAGAAAATCCATCCGCTGCGGTGATAACGGTATTTTTAAGGGCATGCCGCTCACTGAGGAACAGATCTTTTTGAGTAGCGCCGCCCGAGAGCTCTACGACATTTATCCCTATGACGGGAAATACGTTGTAGATAGAGATCAGCTGATTATTTGCCAGTCGAATGTGCCTACCCGGGCTCTGAAAAAGATGTACCCCGATGCAGTCGTGAATCCGCTGGGTGATTGGACAGGCGGCACAAACGTTGACACGGGGGCCACCAATCGCAAGCTAGGCTCAGACATGGCTGATTCCGTTACCGGTGGGGGCTTGCATGGCAAGGACCTCAGCAAAGCTGATGTTTCCGTGAATATCTATGCTTTTCTAAAAGCAAAGGAGACCGGGAAGCCTGTAGAACTCTATTGCGCTATTGGTGACAGCACCGTTGACGGCAGACCGTATGCGGAAATCGTAGAAGTTGCTCGTGACTATATCCGAACCGTCGGTGGCTTCGAGAGATTTGCTGAGTGGGGGCTTGTGTAATGAAAACTACTACAGAAATGAGACTTGTCCCTCTAGACAAGCTTATCCCCTATGCTAACAACGCCCGTACCCATTCTCCGGCGCAAATTAACAAGCTTCGCTCTTCACTCCGAGAATTCGGTTTTATCAATCCTGTTATTATCGACCGTGACTTTGGTATCATTGCCGGTCACGGTCGAGTCCTGGCTGCACGCGAGGAAGGCATCACAGAGATACCTTGTGTGTTTGCTGAACATCTCACCGAAGCCCAGAAGAAGGCATATATCATCGCCGACAACCGTATGGCTCTCGATGCCGGATGGGATGAGGAAATGCTTCGTGTGGAAATAGAGGCATTACAGGCTGAAGCCTTCGACATAGGACTGACAGGCTTTGACGAAAAGGAACTGTCGAAGCTGTTCGATGGCGGTAAGGAAGTCGAGGATGATGACTTCGATGTGGATGCCGAACTGCAAAAGCCGACAATGACCAAGCTCGGTGATGTGTGGACGCTCGGTCGGCACCGCCTTGTCTGCGGCGATTCCACCAAGCCGGAAACCTATGAAGTCCTCATGGACGGTAGGAAGGCAAACCTCGTGGTGACCGACCCTCCGTACAATGTAAACTACGAAGGCACCGCTGGTAAAATCAAAAACGACAACATGGCATCGGAGAAGTTTTATGATTTCCTCTTCGATGCCTTTTCTAACATGGAAAAGGTCATGGCGGATGATGCGTCCATCTATGTTTTCCACGCCGACACCGAGGGGTTGAACTTCCGCAAGGCATTTGATGCTGCAGGCTTCAATCTCTCTGGGTGCTGTATTTGGAAGAAGCCCTCCCTTGTTTTGGGACGCTCCCCATATCAGTGGCAGCATGAACCTTGCCTTTTTGGTTGGAAGAAAAAGGGCAAGCATCAGTGGTATTCCGACCGTAAGCAAACCACCATCTGGGAGTTCGAGAAAACCAAGAAAAACACCGATCACCCCACGATGAAGCCCATCCCGCTCCTCACATACGCCATCACCAACAGTTCCATGAGCAACACCCTGGTGCTTGACCCCTTCGGCGGCAGCGGCTCCACGCTCATCGCCTGTGAGCAGACAGACCGAAGCTGTGCAACCATCGAGCTGGACGAGAAGTTCTGCGATGTCATCGTAAAGCGGTACATCGAACTGGTCGGTTCTGCGGATCAGGTTTTGGTGCTGCGTGACGGAGTCGAAAAGAAATACACTGAACTGGAGGTAGCTATGAATGAACAAACCTGATCTTCATGTAGTTTCATTCTCCGGAGGCAAGGATTCAACAGCGATGCTCCTTAGAATGCTGGAGGAAGGTTGGCCTGTTGATATTGTTCTTTTCTGCGACACCGGTTTGGAGTATCCGGCAATGTATGAGCATATAAAGAAGGTTGAGAAAAATACAGGGCGCGAGATCACAAGGCTTAAAGCCGATCAGGATTTTGAGTATCTGTTTGCTGAAGTCCCGATTTCTCGCCCTCGCAATGAAGTGTTCAACCAAAAGTATGGCCCCATCCAAAATGGCTATGGTTGGGCAGGTCCAAGAATGCGTTGGTGTACAGAAAAGCTAAAAGGACAGCCAAGAGAAAGATTTCTTAAACCGTTAAAAGAAAAATATCACATCATAGAATACGTCGGCCTTGCCGCTGACGAGGGATATCGTATGTCTCGAAAATGTAACCAAAGAGCTGACGTGCGGCATCCCCTAATAGAATGGGGTATGACTGAGGCTGACTGCCTGAAATACTGCACGGACAGAGGATATGATTGGGGTGGGCTGTATGATCTTTTCAAACGCGTGTCGTGCTGGTGTTGCCCACTGCAGAGCCTTGCTGAGTTAAGAAAGCTTTATAAGAATTTTCCTGCTCTCTGGGAACAATTGAAGAAATGGGACAGCATCACATGGCGTGATTTTCGCGCTGACTATTCTGTGATAGAACTAGAAAGACGCTTTGATTTTGAAGAGGAGTGGCTTAAGGCCGGTAACACTTCTCTCAGAAGCAAGGCGTTTTTTACTGCCCTGAATCAGAGATTAAAGGAGCTTGCAGATGCGGATAGCGATCATTGATGCCGACCTCATCGGCCGCAAGAAGCATCGCTTTCCGAATCTCGCCTGCATGAAGCTGTCCGGGTATCACAAGGATGCCGGTGACGAGGTTCTCCTCAAAACCGATTACGCCGACCTTGACGGCTTCTACCGGGTATATATTTCAAAGGTCTTCACCGATACCGATGTGCCGGAGACGGTCCTGCAGCTCCCGAATGTGAGCTACGGCGGCACCGGCTTTTTCTATGATAAAGCACCTGCGCTTCCCACCGAGGTTGAGCACCACATGCCCGACTACCATTTATATGACGCTTGGGTACAGGCCCAGCTTGCCGCTGGCAAAAAGCCGATAGAGTTTTCCTATTACACGGAGTACTCCATCGGATTTCTTACTCGCGGCTGCTTTCGGAAATGCGCCTTCTGCGTTAATCAGAACTACGACCGGGTACAGCTCCACAGCCCACTGACGGAGTTCTTCGACCCGGCAAGACCGAAAATCTGCCTGCTGGACGATAACTTCTTCGGCTGTGGCACTTGGAAGGAAATGCTGACCGAGCTCAAGGCCACCGGCAGACCCTTTCAGTTCAAGCAGGGTCTCGATGAACGGCTCCTCACGGATGAAAAATGCGCGGCGCTGTTCTCAAGCCGATATGACGGAGATTACATTTTCGCCTTCGACAACGTGGCCGATGCACCCCTCATTGAAGAAAAGCTGAAGCTGATCCGAAGGCACACCGGCGCGATCCCGAAGTTCTACTGCTTCACCGGCTTTGACCGAAACGACCGCTGGGATGCGGATTTCTGGCGTCAGGACATTTTCGACATGTTTATCCGGATTGAGCTTCTGATGCAGTATCGCTGCCTGCCGTATATTATGCGCTTTGCCCGGTATCGGGAAAGTCCATATCGCGGCGTTTACATCACCATTGCCCGTTGGTGTAACCAGCCGAGCTTCTATAAAAAGAAAAGCCTGCGGGAATATGCCGGGATGCCCGGTAACGATGCGGCGGCCAGATACCTGCGCGACTTCGAGAAGCAGTTCCCGGAGGTCGCGTATTTTTATGACCTGAAATACGAAAAGCTGCTGTAATAT